CGGTGGCGGTGTCAATCTGATGCTGGATTACGATGACTTTAATTCTCACCATAGTACTGCTAGCATGCAGACTGTTATTCGAGAGTTGTGCTCCAAGCTCAATGTTGATGCCGCCTTTTCTTCTGTTTTAGTTTCTTCGTTCGATCAAACCTACTGCAAGGTCTCTGGCGAGTGGAAGAAGGTCTATGGTACCCTGATGAGCGGGCATCGAGGCACCACCTTCATCAACTCCGTCTTAAATGCCGCTTACCTGCGTGCTGCTTGGACTGCTCCAGTCTACGACAAGCTATTTGCGCTGCATGCTGGTGATGACGTTTTTATCCGTGTCCGCGACTTGACGTCTTGTGCCCCGCTGTTGCAACGTGCAGCAGAATACGGGTGCAGGATGAACCCTGCCAAGCAGTCGTTGGGTAATCGGGTAGCTGAGTTCTTGCGTATGGCTATTGGTCCTGTTTCTTCTGTGGGCTATTTTGCTCGATCCGTCGCGTCTTTGGTGAGCGGCAACTGGACTAACGTCGATAAGTTGTCGCCCCTAAATGCGATCAATACTCTTCTCGTGGGTACACGTTCGTGTATTAACCGGTCGGGTTGCAACGCAATCGGTGAAATGATTGCGAGTGCGGCTCGATTCCGGGGTGGCGTGTCCCACAAAAACCTCAAACTTCTGTGCACAGGTGCCGTCGCCCTGGAGGGTGCGCCAGTGTACAACGTCAACGGCTATATACGGACCCTTAGTGTCGTTGAGCACCCTCCAGACAAACTGAAGTTGGAACGCGCGGTCAAGTCGCTACCTCGTAATGCGACGACTACTTATTTGACCAAGTGTGCTACGGAGCTGGAGCGCGCTGCGATGGAGCTAAGCGGGGTGAGCTTAACCACCGACATGTTAACCACATCCTACGGGAAAGGTTTTAACATCGGGACTGGTTTTGAAGGCCCGCTTATCTCTGTGCGGCATAACGCACCTCGACGGTTATACGGCCGTCAGACTTCCACGGAGCTCCTCCGCCTTCAACCTCTCCCAGGCCGTTTTGTCGGGCATCCCTTGATGCACTTAATGGCTAACCGGCTCACTGACGATGATTTGCGTCATCTGTGTGAGTTGTTTGGCTTGCGTGTACAGGGTAGTGTTCGTGAATTCTGCTTCGGAAGTGAGACTTGGTCTCGATCTGTGATCGGGCACTTGTCTTATGCAGACGCCGCTATGTTGAGCAAGCGGGCGACTGCGGGTTCCATCCTTGTGCTCAACCCTGTCCTTGTCTAATCACAGCATCTGCTGTGCAGGTCCCTCACTACTTGTGAGGCTATAAG